TCGGCTGCAGCGCAACCACGGCTTCCAAAACGGCGGCCGATATTGCCGGCGTTGCCGTGCTGGAAGGTTTTCAGCTGGCGCTCGGCAATGTTACCGGGATGACCATTAACGAAGGACACGAACTGGCAAAAGTCCGCAAAGGTTATGTGTATGTTGTATCAAATACGGCATCAACTCACGGGCAGAACGTTATCGTTAACCCGTCGACCGGCGTTATCGAAACCCAGAACATAACCTATACCACGACCGTTTCCGGAAGTTCTTTGGAAACCACAAGCGATATCAAATCCGGCTTTATCGATACCGGCTGGCTTGTGGAAACCGGGGGCGCTGCCGGTCAGGTTTGCGAAATCTATAAAATTTAATGAGGAAAACCATGAGTAAATATAAAGTCAACAACGGCGTGTCCATCAACCACGCCAGCAACCGAGATTTCTTAAAGGCGATGATGTCAAAAGGCATTATCGGCGTTGACAATGCCGCTGCCCCGGTCATCACCGCGCCCAACATCAACGCTCCCCTCGGTGCGCTTAACTACATTCGCCCACAGGCGATTGAGATTCTGACCGCGCCGCGTGTATCCGACGAGCTGGCTTCGCCGCAGAAAAACGGTACCTGGGGCGATGAATCGGTAACTATCAAGCTGAAAGAATATAAAGGTGCCACCCGTCCCGATGACGGACTGACCTCTGACGGTTTGCAGCAGAAGACGAACTATAAGCCGGAGCTTCGCGGTATCTATTACTATACCACGGGCTGGATGTCGAACGACAGACAGGAAGCCGCTTCCGGCGCTTTTGCGGAAAACTATCGTGCAGATCAGGCGGAAGGCGCTATGCGCACCATGGCGATTGACCGCAACAACTTCTTCTTTTCCGGCGTTTCCTACAAAGGTTTGACCGTTTCGGTCTACGGGCTTTTGAACGAACCGAGCCTGCCGGCTTATAAAACCGTTCCCAACAACGCGGAAGGCAATTCGACCTACTGGTCTAATAAGGCTCCGGAAGAAATTGCCAACGATGTTGTGGCCGGTATCAATCAGCTTTATGTCCAGTCCAACGGTATTGTTCAGGATGAGCTGAAAAACGGCGAAATCATTTTGGCCGTTGCCACCGGTTCTCTCGGCAACCTTGACCGTACCAACACTTACGGTAAATCGGCACGGGCAATGCTGAAGGAAACCTACGGCGAGAAACTGAAGATTGTTGCCGTTCCGCAGTTTAACAATGCCGACAGCAATTCGGACGTCTTCTATATCATCTTCAACATGGGCGGCAGCATTGCAACGCTGCTGAACTCCTATGTTGAGATGGCAAAAGCTTATCCGATCTTCCAGAAGGACAGCGTTGTTTCGCAGAAGATCAGTGCGGCCACTTCCGGCTGTATTGTCCAGTATCCGTGGGCGGTTGTTCGTTACAACGGCATCGGCAAAACGGTTATTGCTGATTAAAAACAGGGAGGGCAAACCCCTCCCTTAACTTTTAAGGAGAAAAGAAAATGATGACGATTGTAAAAATGGGCACCAATCCGTCGGGGTTTCGTTTGTCTGGCGGAAAGTTCATAAATTTGAATGTTTTTCCAGCGGTAAACGATTTGGAAGACGGCGATTTTGAACTGCTGATGAAAGAATATGGTCATTTTATCAAAGAACGCACCTATTCCGACAAAAACCTGACCGGTTGCTTTGTGATCCACGAAAAACGCGACTATGCTTCGGAAGCGGCGGAAGAAAACGGCGGGGAGAACAAAGACGGTTCCGCGCCGATAGAAGTTCCCGTGCCGATAGAAGCTGCGGAAGGAAACAAGGGTAAAAGAAAAGGCAAAGAGAAATGATAATCACCGTTGACAATGACACGTTTCGCAAATGGTTTCCTTATTTCAAAGATGCCGCTGACGAGAGCATACAGGCATCTTATGAGGGCGCAGGCAGTCTGATAGCGCTTGAAACCGGTGTTATCTGCCTGAGCGCAAAAAGCCAGATGCGTGGCGTGTATCTGGCAACGGCTCATTTGCTTTATCTTTCAATGAATCCGGACAAGGCGGCGTCGGCCAACCTGTCGAGTGCGTCTGAGGGCAGCGTTTCAGCATCGTTTCAGCTTTATTCCGACCCGTGGCGGCGATATTTGAGCCTGTCGCCTTATGGGACAGAGCTTTTGGCGTTGTTGTCGACGGTTCAGCCGCCGTTGCCCGAAAAACCGATTAATGTTTTACCTTATTATAATTCGGTAGGTTTCAGATGATTAAAATAAAAACCGATTTCCGGGCTGTCAATCGTATGCTGAAAGGCTTGAAAAAAGAGCTCGGTAAAGGCAAAAACGGTGCCAAAGCCGGTTATGTGAAGGGGCAGCCGAGAAAACCGGGCGACGGTGAAACATCCGCCCCGGCAACAATGGACGAAGTCGCGCTTTTTAACGAGTTTGGCACGGCAACTATCCCGCCGCGTCCGTTTTTACGAAACGCGCAGAAAAAAGCGGCCGAGAGGGGCGGGGAGATTGTTCAGTCCGGCCTTAACGCCGGTTTGTCGATGGGCGCGATTATGAAGAACGTCGCTGAGGGTTTGCAAGATTTGATTGTTGAAAGTATTGAAGACAACATTCCGCCGCCGAATGCCGAATCGACGGTTGCCAAAAAAGGCAGCTCGCATACGTTAATTGATACCAGCCAGCTGCGTGCGTCAGTTCGGCGGGCGTCGATTGTCGACGGTAAAGAAAAGATGTTGGGAGAAAATTAAAAATGTCCTTAAACCTGCACAACATCGTCGGCGAGGCGTTGACGGTCGTCAACGACTGGCAGGATTTGGTGTTTACCAAAACTACGGTTGAGTGGCTGCCGTCTTCGCGTGAACCGGTCAAAACGCAAACCAAAATGACGGTGCGCGGCAAAATTCAGCCGGCAAGCCTTCAGGAGCTGCGGGAAACCGGTTTTAATTTGCAGGAATACCAGTATTTCAAAGTCTTTATTACCGGCGATCCGACGCAGCTGGACAGGCTCCGGCAGTTCGGTTCTGATACTTTTACTTGTCAAGGATATACCTATCAGGTTGTTGCCAAAGAGGCATGGGACGATGCCGGCTGGCGTGAGGCTTACGCTTACCGGGTGGATTATGAGGGAGAAAATGACGGAAACGCAAATTTATGATTACCTGCAAAGCCTGATGCCAAGTTTGCAGTTCGTCAATCCTTATACGGATTCCGTACCGCTGCCAAAAAAAGGCGATTTTGCCACTTTTAATATCTTAAGTGTTGAGGACAGAGGCTGGAGCCAAGACCGGCAGACGGGATATGACGCGGAAACGGGAACGGTCGGGGTTGCCTGGGACGTGCAGCGGATTTACCGGGTGCAGATTGACTTTTACGGGGAAAACGCTTTTTACAACGCGACCGTGTTCAAACAGACGCTTCAGGTCAATCTGGCGCAGAAATACGGGCCGGCGGACTTAAAACAGCTTTCTCCCATCCGCAACCTAAGCTTTTTGCAGGAAAACAAACAATGGCTAAGGCGATACAATTTTGACGCCGAGGTCTTTATAGTCGATACGGTGGAGCAAACTTCGCCGGTTATTGAAACCGCCACGGTCAAAATCGTAAACCGCGGCAATAACGCTTAACAAAAGGAAGAAAAAGAATGAGTTTACCTTTTTATAAATTTGTACCGATTACCGGCTCGGTTGTTGCGCCTGCGTTTACGACCGAAAAAAAGCACGCTCTTTTGGCGACAACCAACTCGCTGATTTCAAGCGGCGACAAATATCTGGTCTATTCCGGCATGTCGGCATTAACTAACTTTGCCGCCGAACTTGGTTCTGAAGGTGCAGATTATCAGTTTGCGCAAAAGTATTTCGGCTTTCTTTCAAAATCAGGTTACGGCGTACAGAAACTTCTGGTTGCCCGCTGGTATAAAGAAGCGGCGGCGGCTTTTATTAAAGGTTCCAAGCCCGAACCGGTGGCAACCTTAAAAGCCGTCAGTAACGGCTCTTTCGGTATTACGCTTGACAGTCAGCAGTTTGAGGTAGTTGTCGATTTCAGTTCAATCACCAGCTATTCTGATGCCGCTACTGTCATTCAGACCGCTATTCGGGCCAATTCCGGCGGCGGCGAGGCCTATACGGCGGCAACTGTTGACTACAACACAACGGTCAATGCTTTTATTATCAATTCCGGTTCAACCGGACAACAGTCTAGCGTCGGAACGGTAACGGCCGGAACAACCGGCACGGACGTCAGCGCGATGTTGGGGCTTTCCGATGCGGTATTGTCGCAAGGAGCCAATGCTGAAACCTACGCCGAATTTTGCGACCGTATGCTTCAGGCCAACAGCGGGGCTTTTTCCATTACCACCAACGAGGAGTTGGACGAAGACAGCATCACCGCTGCGGTTGCGTGGCTGCAGGGCGTCTTGGGCGGAGAACAGACGATTAATACACTGAACCGTCTTGTTTTCAACATTTCCGATCTGGAAACGGCCAAAGCGCTGCAATCTTCTCTTTCCTCGTTGTCCTATACCGGCTATGTCGTTTGTTACGATCCTAATAATGAGCTTGTACACGCGCTTGACTGCGCTATCTGCGCGGCGATTGATTTTAATGTGGCAAACGGGGCGATCAACTTCAATTTCCAGCCGGCAACCGGTTATACGCCGATTACGACACTTGGCACCGTTGTAGATTATCAGCAGGGCAAAACCAATATGAGCCTTGCCGAAGAACTGGACAGCCTTTGCATTTCCTATGTCTATTCGGTTGGCTTTGGCGAGCAAGAACAGGTTCTTTACGGCATGGGTTTGATGCAGGGCAGCTTCGGCACGGAAGACGTACAGGTCAATGAAAGCTGGCTTGAAAACGACCTGCAAACCCGTATCATGAACGGCTTTATCAGTCTTGAAAAGCTTAAACTTCAGGGAACGGATGCCCGCGACTTCATGGCCTCGATCATTGCGACGTCTTTTGAGCAGGGGCAGACAAACGGGGCTATTGCCTATAACGGAACTTTAAGCGATACCGACCGCAACAGCATTGTTACGGCAACCGGCAATTCGGCGGCGGCAGATTCCGTTGCGGACAACGGTTATTATTACCAGATTCAGGAACTGACAGCGGAAGACATTGCCGCGCGCCGGGTTCGCATTCTGGTCTGCTATCTCTGCGGCGGGGTGGTTAACAAAGTGGGAATTACCAACAGAATTTACGGAGCGTAAAAACATGACAGATATTTCAACCAACAAAGTCGGTTTTAAGAACTTAACTTATACGTTAACCGCGCTGCCTTTGGTTCCTTATATCAAACTTGAGGGGTTCGGTGCGGAAGGCGTACAGTGGGAACGCCCGCAGCCGGCAGTTGCCCGTCTGGGAGCGGATGCCAAAGGCGTCGTCAATCAAAAAGCGGTGATGTATGTTTGCACCATATCTCTGCTGCCGACGTCAAACTCAAGGCTGGCGCTTGACAACCTGATCAATTTGACAACTCCCAAGTACGGCAAGGATTTGTCCGATTATACGGTAGTTATGACGGTAACCAACAACACCACCGGAACCAAAACGGTCTATACCGGCGGCACCATCACCGAGGTGGACGGCGGCGATAACGCCAATTTGGACGACGGCCAGCAGGACAAAACCTATCAGTTCACCTTCTTTGACCGGGTAATTATGCCGGCCTAGGAAAAAGGAGTTGCCAAGCAATCCTTGACAACTCCCTTGTTCTCGTCTATCGTTTAACAGACAAGAAGATTCGGATCTTCCGAATGATAATAATAAATTTTATTATCATGACTTTCCTTTCAGCCCTTACGGGCGGTTGGAAAGGGGAAAACCCAAAACCTATTGACATTTTATGTAAAATAGGTTACCTTTAACTCATGAAGTGGTTAAAGGTGGGTTTAACCCCTTTCTGAGTTAACAAAACATCCAGTGCTGCAACACTGGATGTTTTTCTTATATAATAAACATTTTTTACGGTCAAGCTCTGCCGGCAATCGTCGGCGGGGCTTTTTTTGTCGGAGTTTTCAATGGAAACAATAAAAAAAATAACTATCAAAGATTTGGACGGGCAAAAGCTGACGTTTTCCGTCCGCCTTTTTGACGCGCTTGACGGTATTGATTTTGTCGACCGCTATGTCAGTTCCAAAGATAAATCAATCAAACCTTTTTTGACAGATCTGCTTCCGTTGGCGACGCTTTTGGATGCGAGCGGGCAAACCGCTGTTGACACGATGAGTCTGGAAAAAGTCAACACTTATTTCCAAAATCCGTTGGCGGTTATTGAATTGGGGCTTGCCATTTTGGAGCATCAAAAGGTTTTTATGAAAGAATCCGAAGTCTTCCGGCCGTTTCTCGCCATTCTCGAAAAGAAGTCGGCTTTTCCGATTTCGGATTCTCAAATTGCATAGGGAATATCTTAAAACCGGAAGTTTCAATAACCGAGTTAAAACAGATGGACTTAGGCGACCTGTATCTTGCCAATCTGGCCGCTTATGTCCGCGCACAAAACGAAATTGTAGCCTGTAACCGGGCAAAGGATAAAGCAAAATGATTGTCATTTCCATCAACACGGCCGCGTGTCTGATCAAAATTGACACGTGCTTTGCCACATTCAACGAATGGAAAGAGGAAAACCACCCGCGTGATGAAGAAGGCAAGTTTTCTTCAACCGGAGGCGGCAAAGCGAGCAAGAAAGAAGTTGCAAAAGTCGTCAAAAAAGGTAAAATTAAAAAAATACCCCGTCAGGGGATAAATCTTTCAAAACAAGAGTATGGCCTTTTACATCATTCTTTGAACGAATATGTATCTAATCATCAAGAAAAAATAGGGTCAATTATTACTTGGGAAGCGGATAATTATCTTTATACTGTTTTAATAGAGGACTATAATGAATACGTTCCACTTTTTAAAAAGGAAATTGATTGAATGATAAGCGAGAAATTAAAGAAGCAACTTCAAGAGGTTCACGCAAGAGAACAGGATTCTTTTCACACGGAAGAGCAATTTATTCGAGCTGTTTTTGCCGGTTGTGATACGGATGAAAAAAAACAAAAACTGTCCGGTATATTGGAAAAATGGGAGCTAACCGACAGTGATGTTTTGCTGGCCTCTTTGGATATATCCGAAGGTCTAGAACCAGAGATTGAAGAAGTTTCTTGATTTTTGTGAAAAATATGTATATTTTTTATATGAAAGGTTGTTAACACTTTATTAATATTTGGTTGATTTTTTTTGTTTTTTATGTATAATATACATAAAAAAGAGGGGAAGCATGTTTTCATCAAATAAAATATTGCAAGAAGTTTCTTATCTGCTGTCATTAAACGGCAATAGAATGAATTTGCTTAAACTGATGAAAGAACTTTATCTGATTGATCGCCTTTCTATTGAAGAAAGGGAATCGTCTGTTTCAGGTGATGTATTTTTCAGCATGAAGCATGGCCCGGTATTAAGCCAGACCCTTAATATGTGCTATGATTTACCGAATAATGAATGGGGTGAATATTTAGATCAGATCACAGCTCCGTTTTATCCTGATATTGCAGTAAAAAAGACAATAGAAACCGGTCTTTTGAGTGCGAAAGAAAAGGAATATATTGAAAAAGTTTCTGCTCAGTTTATGAACTATAGTCCTCGGCAATTAGAAGACTATACTCATAAGTTACCAGAGTGGGCTCCCTTAACATCAGGTAGAAAAAAAATAAGGTTTTCTGATATTATGCGAGCACTGGGAAGAAGTGAAAAAGAAATAGCCGAAGCCAAAGCAGAATACGAAGCGTTTAATTCTTTTTGTGAGTAGGCAGCTAAATGGATTACAAAGGTTATTGTCTTTGGGCTTCGGATGTTCCTGCTATAGGAGTTCCTCATTATGTTATTGTTTCTTCGGGAAGGGATGATGACGACAATTATTTAATTGTAGCAATATCTTCAATAAAATATAAGCCGGATGGGACGCCGCGTTATTTTGATGAATCTTGTGTGATAAATGTTGATGATTTGAAAGATGAAAACGGTAATAATATCTTAAATAAGCCGTCTTTTGCCCGTTATCAGTATTCATGTGTAAAAAGCGGTAAAGAACTGTTGCAAAAACAAATAAGCCGTGGCTATTCTTGCAAATGTAAAGTAAGCGAGGAATTGCTGAGGCGTATCCAAAAAGGCGCCATGATTTCAAAAGATTTGCCTGACGACTATAAAAGGTTTTTTGCTTACTTTTAACAGCTTGAACTTTTTAGTATAATCAGCCTTCAAGTTTTTCCCTTGGGGGCTTTTTTAATGGAAAAATAAAATGAGTATGTTTTCTGATGCCATTATCAACATTTGGCTGAACGTTGGAGATGCCAAAAAACAGCTTGACGGGTTGCAGGGGGCTTTTGCCAAAACCGCGGACAAGATCCAGAACAATTTTATTGCCAAGCTGGGCGGGCTGGCTCTGGGCGGCGTCGGTATCAAAGGTTTGACCAATGTTTATGACGAGGCGTTAAAAATACAAAATCTGGCCGAGAGCTGGAATTTGCCGGTTGAAAAGGTAAGCGCTTTTACCAATGCTTTTTCGCTTTTGGGCGGCAGTACGGACGATGCTTTGAATACTGTAAACAGTTTGCAACAGGCAGCTAATCAACTTAGTTTTCACTCTAGCGGACCATTTCGTGAACTTTCTGCGGTTATTCGCCAAAATCTCTTCAAAAAAGATTATCAGGGAGCGATAGAAGCTATACGTCGGGAATACTCACGTTTGAGTAAAGAGCCGGGACGTAATGGGCAAAAAGAACTCCTGAATATGCTGGGCATTGACAACCTGCCGTTTATGCGGATGTTGAAACTGACAGACGCCGAATATGCCGAAACCAATAAAAAAGCGCAGGAGTTCGGCGTTTTGACTGAGAAAGCGACGCAGTCTCTCAGGAGTATGGAAATCTCTCTTTCCACCATCAGGCAGGCGCTAAAAGCGGTTTCTTATCCGGTCTTGGAAAAGCTGGCGCCGGTTTTGGATAAAATCAGCGCCGGGATGGAGCGTGTCGCTTTTCTTTCTCCGGAGGTTAAAACCGGCATTGTCGGCATTTTGGGTGCGGTAACGCTGCTTTCGCCGGCCTTAAGAACCGCAGGCTTTTTGTTCGGTTCGGTTTTCTCGTTTTCAACGGTAGGCATTACGGCCGCCGCCGGTGCGGCTTATCTCCTGTGGCAAAACTGGGATAAGGTCAGTCAGGCTTTTAAGGATTATCTGTCGGAAAGCCCGCGGCTGAAAGATGCTTTGGAAGTTGTCGGCGAAGGCTTCCGGGCAATCGGTAATGGCATAAAGTGGCTGGCGGACAATTTTAACAGCTGGTTTCCTTATTTCATCGACGGAATAAACGAGATTTTAACGTTTCCGAAGTGGCTCCTTTCGTTATTTGCTAAGGCTCAGGACGGATCTCAAGCTCTAGGTGGCGCTCTTGCCGGGTTTGTTTCTGGTGAGGGAATTATGGAAGGTGCCCGCATAGGTATGAGTCATGATGCCCCCAACTATCAGCCGAGTTTGGCACAAACAAGGATAAACAACGCCGCAACCAACGACAACAGCCGCAATAGTACAGTCAATGTAGGTTCGGTTGTTTTGCCGAACGTTTCCAATCCACGGCAGTTTGCGCGGGAAATGGAGCGGATGGGGAACCGCGGGTTGCCGTCGGTGGCGCAGAATAACGCCGGAGGAGTGATGTTATAATGGAACTCAACTTTTTAAGCAGCATTACCGATAAGCTGGCTAAATCGACCTACAGCATCTATGGAATAGACGAGAAGGGCGACCGCAAGATTTATCTGGAGTTTGATTCGATTTTGGAATGCTCCTACAACGGTTCGGCCACGGTTACACAATATCCGGCAGAATCGGGAATAAACATAACCGATTACAAATATTCAAACCCCGATCAGATCACCTTAAAAGGCATTATATCCAAAAACGGCACCGTCGGCATCGGGGCGCTAGACATCAACTATTCCATTTTTGGACAGGATAAAGTCAGTCTGATTGAAACCACCCGCCAGCAGCTGAACGAACTATGCCGGCAAATGAGGAGAGTAAACATCCAGACCCGCAATTCCGGTTTGCGGACAAGTTTTACCTTGTCCAGCTTTGAAATCACGGAAACGCCGGACAATTATAATCTTCTGGAAGCGGATATGACTTTTGATGAGGTTCTTTTGTTCGGTACGGACGGAAAACTTAACCGCAGCGCCTCAGACAAAGATACTCAGGACGGTGGCATTGTTCAGACTTTGGCAACAGACATAAAGGCATGGTGGAACTCATGACAAGAACGGCAATCAACCTGATAAACGAACCGAACAGCAAAGTTTCGGCCAACATTACCGACGCGGCGGGAGAAATCCACACGGTCAATGTGGCGCTCCGCACCATGGCGGACGGTTCTCTGATTATGGATTTAACGATTGACGGCGAAGTGCAGTTTTACGGTCGCCGCTGTATCAACCGGATGCCGTTGATGCTCTCGCAGGTCGTCTCCGGCAATTTTTATTTCTATGACCTCTACGGCAACAGCGATCCCGAATATTCGGAATTTAACAGCCGCTATCAACTTATCTATGATACGGATTTCAATTTGCAATGAACTGGCGGACAAGGAAATTAACAGCAAGTTTGTATTATGACGGCGTTTTGAAAAACACGCTCACGGAAGAACTCGCCTTTACTTTCAATACTTCTGAGGCGGTGAGCGGTGCCTTAAACGAAGCAAACGTGGTGATAAGCGGGTTAAAAACCGACACCATGTTCAGCCTGGCGACGTCGAATACGCAATGGGTCAAAAACTGGGTGCAAAACCGTCTGGTGATAGAGGCCGGATATGAGGGTAGCAACAAAGGCGTTGTTTTTGACGGGACGATTATGGAAGCAAGGCCGGATTTAAGCAAGGCCGATTATTCCATAACCTTAAAAGCGATGTCGATGTTTTCCGAGCTGACGGAAGTAAAAAGCTATACCTACGCCGGCGATACCCCGGTCAATACGATAGCGCGTAAACTGGGGACGGACTTGGGGCTTGTCCTTGTTTCCGACATAGACGATACGGTAACCATAAGCAACTTTCTGTTGCGCGATCAAAATGCGGTCATGGGATTGCGCGCTTTGTCGCAGGCAACCGGACTTGATATTTTTGAAAGCAAAGGGCGGCTTTATGTCAAAAAACGAAACGAGGGCCTAAAGAAACTGCCGCAGCTTACTATCCCGCAGGCGGAAATCATCGGCGTTCCCGAACCGACGCCGACCGGCGTGATTATCACGATACGGCTTAATCCGTCGTATCAGACGGGGCAGCGGGTCAAAGTGAACTCTTTGAAATACCCGTTGCTTAACAGCTACGATTTTTACATTTCCACCATGTCGCACGCGGGCGCCACTCGCGGCAGCGAATGGATAACGCGGCTTAATTTGATGAAGGAAGGCTTAGGTTTTTATCGATGAGCAATAATATTCCGGCATACAATCCGGCGGAGCTGCAAACGGACACGGGCGTTTTGCAGCTTTTTTTGCGCCAATATCTCAACTCTTTTCTCGGCACCGTTCAACCGGTAGAAGTGGCGGCAGTCAGTGAGGACAACGCTTTTGTCGACGTTTTGCCGCTGATAAGGCAGATAAACACCCAAAACGAGGAAATTCCGATCACCGCGGACAACACGCTTTACAAAATTCCGGTCATGAAGTTTGAGGGCAACGGCTGCAAAATAACCTACAAACCGGCAGCGGGCGATGTCGGGCTGTTGATAGCCTGCAAATTTGACATTACTAATTTTAAGAACGCCAAAACACAGTCTGCCGTCGGCAGTTTACGGCAATTCAACTGGGCAGACGGTTTTTTTCTGCCGATTTCCTTCAATTCTGCCGGCGACGGGCTGGTTATTTCCAATCAGGAAACAACCATTACCCTGCTGCCGGATTCGGTCGATATCAACACGCAAACCGTCAACATCACGGCCGATACGGCAAACGTCACGGCGGTAAAGGTTAACCTTGGCGGAGAAGGCGGCAAAGGCGTGGCGCGGATCGGCGATGCGGTTGAGGTTAATCCGAACACGCACCAGGGCACCATTACCGCCGGTTCTGCTGTCGTGTTTTCCAAATAAAGGAGAAAAAAATGCAAACTCTGCAATTAGACGAGCACAACAATCTGGTGCTTGAAGACGGTTCTTTGACCGTTATCGACGGGATTTCTGCTTGCGCTCAAGACGTAAAGACCCGCGTCGGCCTTTGTTTGGGAGAAAATCCATACGATACGGAAGAAGGCATTGACTATTTCAATGAGGTTTTGGGCAAAACCGGCGGCATTGACGGCGTGCGAGAGATGATCCGCCGGCGGATAAAAGATAACGAAGAGATTGTGCAAATCAACCGGCTTTCCACCTCAAGCGCGGACAACGTTTTGAATATCACCGCGGAAATATCAAGCACTTACGGAGTTTTTGAATTATGAGCCTTTTTTCTGTTACCAATCAGGGAGTCATCACGGTTGACACCTCGGAGATCAAAAGCGATTTTGAGGAGGCCTACAAAGGCGCTCTCGGGGCAAATATTAACTTGGAGAGCAGCACCTTTCAGGGGCAAATGATAACAAACGATACGGCGACCTTAACAAAGGCGATGAATGAAGTTGTCAATATTGCCAATTCTTTTTCGGTCTATTCGGCAACCGGTCAGGCTTTGGACGTGGCGGCGGCTTTTTTCGGATATTACCGCAAACAGGGCGTCGGTACGGTGGTAACGGCCACTTTAAGCGGTACGGCAAATACTGTTATCGAAGAGGGGGCGCTGGCAACCGACGGCACCTATCAATATGCGCTTTTGGATACCGTGACAATCGGTGAAGGTGGTACGGTCGAGGCTGAATTTCAATGTACGGAAACCGGTGCAATTCCCTGTCCGGCAGGGACATTGACGACGATTGTAACGGTGGTTGAAGGTTGGGACGGCGTCAACAATGCAACGGCCGGAATTATCGGCTTTGCCACGGAAAACAACAACGAGTTTCGCACCCGGATCACGGCAAACTGGCTAAACAAGCGGGCACGGAGCATTTTGGGCGCCATTGTTGACAATATTGCGGCAGTTTCCGGCGTTATCAGCGTTTTGGGCCGCGAAAACTACGGCGATGAACCGCTTGAAATCGACGACATAACACTTGCGCCGCATTCCGTTTATTTATGTGTTTTAGGCGGCGGGGCTTCGGATATTGCAACCGTTTTTGCCGGGCAGAAAACGCTTGGCGCCGGCGTCAACGGCAACACGGAAATAGAATATTACGACGCCCCTGTTGATTACATTTACAAATATCAGATTGAGCGACCGGCGGTTGTGCCGATCAAATTACAGATAGAATACGAGGCAAACGCTTATACTGCGGCCGATGTGGAAACGCAGATCAAAAGCATTGTCATGCAATGGGTGGCTGATAATCCTTTTAAGATACGGCAGACCGTTTCCGGCAATGTTTTGGCGCAAAGCCTCGCTAGGTTCAATCAGATCAGCCTGTTGTCGGTGAAAGTGGCGCTTGTTTCCGGCGGCGATTTTACCGATTACATCACCACAACCATTTCTCAAGTTGCAAGTTTGGATGAAAGCAACATAACCGTTTCAAAGGCTGCTTAAATGTTTAAGGAAGTAACGTTAAATACTTTGCAGAAACAATTCGGCTACACCAACGGGTCGGATTTGCTTTTGCGCCGCGCCGCCGTGTGGGATAAATACTTTGGCAATATTTCGGAAACTTTTGTAAAAGAAATCTTGGATTATAACTCCTGTATTCCGGAAGCGCTCGACTGGTTTTGGGGAAAAATGCTCAAAATCACCCGCAATTTTACCGGTGAGGACGGGGAGATTTTCACCCTGAACGACGATCAGTTTCGGGAGATTATCAAAATCCGGGCATTCGGCACCACGTGGCAGGGTGATATTTTGTCAATGAACGTCTTTTTGCAAAACCTGTTCAAAGACCGCGGCAACGCCTATCTGCTCGACAATCTGGATATGACGGTGCAGATTTTTGTTTTCGATTTTATTCTTGAAGACTGGGAAACGTATTTGTTTACAACACAAGACGTATTGCCGCGTCCGGCCGGCGTCGGCACAAAAATTTATCAAATTGACACAGAAAACACCTTTGGTTTTTATGGTTCGGACTTCCAACCGTTTGATCAGGGCGTTTTTTGGGACGGGATTTTATAAAAAAGGAGAAAAATATGGAGGATTTAACAACCCCGCAGGTTTTAACCGGTGCTTTTGCTTATAACGGGCAAAAAAACACAATCCCCGATGCCCCGACAGGGGCGTTTCTGGCCAGTATCCAGGAAGGTTTCCCGCCGATTACGATGATGCCTAAGAAAAACGGCGGTCAGCCGCCGGAAGGAAAGGATTTTAACGGCATATTAAATCTGGTAAGCCAGTTTTATTTTTTCACCCAAAACGGCGGAACCTATACTTTCAATCAGTCGGTATCGGATGCTATCGGCGGCTATCCGGAAGGTGCGCGGCTCTGGTATGTGGACAGCAGCACGGGTGAGG